CCGAAATAAGCGGATAATCCAAATAAATCAGCATTCATCTTTATACCGTATATCCCAAATAGCACCCATACTAAGAGTACTACGTAAGCCAGGTTAGCTCTTTTAGATTTAGTTAACATCAATGACCCTTCCATCTTGCGTTGTACCCCCTAATGTCCACATGAACAAAGGTCTTGTATTCTCCAACTCCACCTTTTGTTATCTTACCATCCTTCATCAGTTGTCTAACGGCTGCAGCTATCGCAGAAGACTTAACGCCTTTAATTCTTATATCAGCAGCCCTGCCTTGTACGTGCTGAGATTTTGTAACTCCGCCCACTTGTTTGTTATAATTAACAGTTCTAAAGCCTGAATTAATTGTAATTGGTTTTCCAAAGAAACCTCTGATCTCTTCCAATGCTTCACATAGAGGCCTTAATCTACTCTCTGACCACTCAGTCGGATAGGCCGTTCCATCACGACAAGCGAATTCCTTTGAATCAAAATTAAGGGTTATCTTCATCCCTTACCTGCTAACTTAACTATATAAAGCCAACTACCTGTGAGGGCAGTAGACAAAAACCCAACCAGGGACACATACATATTACTAAATCTCTTTGCGGTGGTTTTCTCTATATTAGTATCAGCAGCGATTCGTTCTTCTCTCTCTGCCCCTATCTTTTCACAAGCGTCCTCTAGCTTCTGAGTCAGATAGACAAACCTAGTATCGAACCTATCATGGTGCTTTAGAATCCTATCGCAGACATGATTGCAGTCGTTCATAGCTAACGTTAGCTTAGTTAATGATGCGAGTATTGTCTCTTCATCCATAGTTACTCCGGACACTGTGTTCTTGCTTTATAGGGCGAATCGGTTATCCAATCCGCCCCTGTTATTGTGCTGTCTCCATCCTCTGTACCACTTCCCTCTGTTGTAGGGAGTCTATAAACATATCCGTCTGGCTGGACGTTCTCGTAATATTCGGCCTTAATCTGTGCGTTTGTTAACGCTGAACCGTAGTGGATAGGATCAGCCATATGAGCCCCCAAAGATAGGCTAAAGCTTTTATTAGTTCCGTATACCACCTCAGCTAAATTGGCCGTTGCTGTAAAACTAGCTGTTGCGCTTATTAGTAGCCCATTAACGTACAAACACAACTCACTGGCGTCTTTGTCGTATCTAAGGCAATACCTGTTCCAATTGCTAGACATAGGGTAATACCCCAAAGCCTCCGCTACCCCTGAATCCAGAGAAGTCTCCAACTCCCCTGATGTATTAACCCTTAATATGCTCCGCCCTGTGCCTGTGCCGTTGGCGTGCTGGACTATCACCCGATTAGACCCTGTTGGGCCACCCACCAACCTCACCCATATAAATGCAGTGAATGACTCTCCAAAATCTACAGTATCGTCAGTAACAACTCGGTCCCCTGCTGAAACATAATCAAGACTATAAGGCATATCCCTATTCTGGATTCTCTGCTTAACTCGTGTGAGTGTAGACCATACTAAAGCAGAGTTAATAATTCCTGTGTTCCCGTTCCCACTTGTGTCCTCTAATGTGAACCCGGTGCCCTCACTAAACAAATACTCAGCAACCAGATTAGTTCTTGGGTATTCTCTTTTGAAGTGCAAATCAAAAATCTCATCAGCGTCCAGAGCTTCTGTCATTAATACAACAAAATCGTGCTTCCCAGCGCATTGGTTCCCGTCAAGCCTAGACGCCCCTATGTTAATGGCTCCGGCCCCCACGGAAGCAGTCCTAGTAAGAGACCCTATTAACGCCCCATCAACATAATAAGATATTACCCCGGCCGAATGATCGTATGAAATAGTGAACCCGTGATAGTTTAAATCCGTTATTTGGAAACCATTAATAGTGGTGTTAGCCCCGCCAAATGATGTCTTAAGCTCGTTAGCAGTACTAATGCTCAAGGTGTTATTCCCAGCCCCAGTCCCCAATGCTTGAGAATAAATCATTTGGGTAAACCCAGCATCAGAAGATTTCAAATCAAGAGCGAACTCTGAATGGAGCGTAAAGTCTTGGGACATATCAAATGCGTTAGTCGTAGCAATGAAATCCCCAGTAGTACCATCCATAACAACGGAATAATCAGAGTTCGTTATAACACTAGGCCTAGCATTAGATATAGCTGTCCTACTCGATATTGGGGTCCTAGACATACTTATCCTTTATGCTACTAACACATCACCTGCGGTACACTCAGTCCCTGCGCACTCTTTGTCTTCACAAAATGCGTACTCAATCGAAAGACCTTTCGCACATGCCTTGATGTAGTCATCGATTGTCCCTACGTATTGCGCAGGGATGTTTCTAGTGACTGATTCTCCATCAACGTCAAAAGTTACTTTCCTATTTGTTTCATCTATACTTTTAAAAGTTACTGTAGCCATTCTTTTCTCCTTATCTGTAAGATAGTGTTACGTTTACATCGGCAGTTGTTGTGAATCCAACATACAACCCAGTCCCAAAAGATCTGTTCAAAGGGATTGAAATCGGTGTGAAAGCTGTTGCCGCGACTGCCCATCTGAAAATCTCAGTTCCTGACTCTGCGGTGTTGTCATAAACAACTATCGTACCAGCCGTAGGCACTGCGTCGTTAGGCGCAAACTCAATAGAGTAAACAAGCCCAGAACTAGCCTTCACCTGAGTGTCTGCTGTGATCACTGATTGGTAAGTCCCTTGAAACTCCACCTTCGTTACATCGTTAGTGGTGTCCTCACCTGCAAGCAAGGTCCCTTGAGTTACACTCTGGTTCCCATTTGAATCTGCGGTCCCTGCGACCCATTGCGTACCATTATGATACATGTTTTCACTATCTGCCATTTTATTGCCTTTCTTTAATTAAAATATATAAACCACAAATTATAAAGCTTCCGTATAAGTAATACTCCCGTGTACGTCTAAATTAATTTGCAAGGGAGAAACGGCCAATATTATCTCGTCTCTTGTGCCGTCTATAGCTGCGCCTATTTTTAAAGCTGCCTTAATATCCAAATCAGCTGATCGGTTTCCTTGAATGAATCCACCTGCTATTACTGTCCCACCAGTTAGTGTAGTAGTAGAAGGGCTTGAAGCATTAGCTGTACCTTCTTGGATAGATGAATTAGTGACATCGCTCCAAGTCAAATCAACGGCCTTTGTAGGGTTCAAGATTAAAAACCACTCGTAATCATCATTTGTTAACCCTAACAACGATCCCCCTATAGGAGTTATAACTCCACCTATATGAGTTGTTTTTAATCTAATCCCTTTAACGGCATAAATCGTTCCCACTGAGTTAGCGTCAACTTTAGTGCCATTAGTAGAGACCGTCCTATTAAGATGCTCTTCATGCCCTGCACCCTCAGAAATAATAGTAGAGCAAAGATGTTGCATACTAGCTGCGCCGCCAGTCCCGTCGTTCTCAATGCTATACCTAAGAGGCAAGTTAGGCGTACTCATGTAAACAACTTCTAAAACATTCGCATGATCAAACTCATGGCAAAAATGAATTTTCCCATGATAAAACCAACCCATTCTAACTCTTCCAACACCAAGCCATTCGTAATCAAAAACAAAAATCTGAGTCTTAGTAGGGTCTAGTTCAACCCCTGAAGGGCCGTTCCCGTCAAAGGTGTCTAAATTCCAATCTTCCTGTGGAACAGGGTTATCTACTGCTGACCCGGAGGTTGACGATCTAATTACAAAGTTCACAACACCGTCTATAGCGCTTGCAAAGAGGCCGTTATCGTCATTGAATTGCCCCATGCTGGCTGTGATCCCAGTGCCAGCGCCCACTAAGGAGCCTGTCATCATTACTTGCTGTGATTTCCCAGGATGGTAATCGAAGGATTGAAAGGTCTGTCTAACCCTTTTACCTGCTGTTAGGTTAGATACAGCCATTGTAGAAGATGCCTGGTCCTTAGACCAAGTAGAAGTTGTGCCAGATCCAGAAACTTCCTGGTCATCCCAAAACAAAGGGAGGTTATCAAAGACCTGCTTTGAATCAAATGTAGTTGCAGGGCTAGACACTCTTAATCGATTAAACGCATCCAACGAGTCCGAACTTGGAGAAGAAACAACTTTGATATTCCCATCAGCATCAGACTGACCAGCTACCCATTGCGTTCCATTGTGGTACATGTTCTCTGCATCACCCATCTTTACCTACCCTCCGTAGCTTTAATTAACTCTTGGGACCCTAATGCGTTAAATAATACTTTTCTTAACTGCGGTTGTTTAAGGAATAGCTGTAATGTTTCACCGCTTCCTGGCTTCCCAGCGGATACTAACAAGGAGGCTAATGCTGTCCTGACAGGGAATATTTTAGAGGCTTTCTGTGCCACCGCGCCAGTAGCTGCTAACACTGGCCCACCCATTACAGCTCCTGTGCCTGCTGCTGTGGCTGTACTAAAACTAACCGGAGCGGAACCTCTAGCGATAGCTTTCCCCAAGTCTTGAGCTAGAGACTTCTCAACATCAATCCAGAATGCCAAATTTTTGTTTAGTTCCTTGGACCCAGGGGCTAGGGTTTCTATCTGTTTTCTAAGCCCTCTGGAAACAAATTTAGCATAAGTCTTCATTGCGGATTCTGGAGTACCGCTTGCTACTGCCCAGTTTGCCATTTTACCAAAGCCCTTTTTAATTTCGTTAGCTTCAGTTAAAGTAATTCCGCCAGTTTTAGCGTGTTTTGCTAAAAAATCAGCTTTCATTTTATTTATTTGCTTTATAGCCCCCGACTGTTGAGTCCTGTCTAAAGTTTTAGCAACATCATCTAATGAAGACATAACTTTTACAGGGTCAACTTTAGATCCTTTTTTCTCCATCTCGATTAATAGATCATCAAGCTGGCCACCAAGGTCTGAAAGGTTCTCTGTTGCTAATTTATGTACGTTTTTCTTAAACCCCCAAACACCTCTCTTGGCGAGCTGTTGCCCTAACGAATCAGCCCCGGACCTGAATGTTTTAATGCCTTCTTTTACTGATGTCCCTAGTGTTGACCCTGCTATTTTAAGACCAGTTTCTTTAGCTAGGTTTTTTACGGCCTGGCCTGCTGGGGTTCCTGCCAAAGCTGTACCTGCCTTACCAAGACCGGCGGTGCCAAGATTGAATGCAGTAGTTGTAGCCCCCTCTTGTATAGGGCTAAGATAAGACTCTTGCGCAGTTAGCTGAGGTCCGGTGCCTGTTAGGTTGTTTATAATATTCTGTAACGCCTTACCTCCTGCTGCGCCGATACCTGCGCCAATTAAAGGGCCGCCGACTAATGAAGCGGGGGCTCCTGCAACACCACCGGCCAAAGTCCCTATCAAGGGGAGTTGGTTAACTAAATCTTGTGGCTCCAGGGGACCTCGGCCAAGCATCTGTGGGACCGGAGAGCTTTTCAACAAAGCTTCAGGGGTCAACGACTCTTTGAGTTGTTTCTGCCCCCCACCGTTAAAATAACCCCTAGCTTTAAGCTCTTTAATGATGTTTTGTTGCTTGTCAGAAAGCTCCCCCTTGGACGCTCTTCTGGTAAGCTCTGATAATATTTCCTTTTTTGAAGCCATCTATTCCCCTGCCAGTTGTTTAAGTAAATCCTCTGTTGATGATTCTTTTAACCCTCTGTTGGCATCCTTTAAATTCCGATTTTTCCACCTCTTAAACTCTGCTGGTGGCATCACTTCTTTCAGAATCTTTTCATTCAAAATTGTACTAGTCACATCCCTGAATTGGTTAGGGCTCAAAAATATCTTCTTAAGTGCTGCTTTAGAAGATATAGCGTTATTAAATGACCTAAAAATCTGATCGCCAAATTCTTGCCAGTTTGAGAATTGATCTGGCAAAGTTTCCTTGAACTGTTGGATCAATTCAAAAGCTGGTCGGTTTGTACCGGCTGCCACCTTTGCTAATGAAGTCGCGACCTCGGTCATCAAACCTTTATACGATCTTGAAACCTCGTTTACACCCAAAGGCCCTGTTATAGTCTTCCTAAGCAACCCACCAACACGGCCAGCTCCTTCTTTTTTTACCAAGTCCCTAAAAGCGTCTGCTGTGTTTGATAATTTGTTTAATGCGCCAAAAAACTGGCCGTCTAATAGAGCTGAAGCTTTACCAGTCTGAGTCCCAATCTCTTTTTGGATTGCTACATTCGCAAGAGCTGCGGCCCTACTTACTGCTATTTCCTCATCCCTTTGTGGTTTATCAACAGTGATACCTTTGATTTTAGCACCCTTAATGCCTTGCTTTTCAATATCCGGTGACAATTCAGGACTTACTTTGAAATCACCTCCGGTTGACTTGAAAGGGTCAAACCCTAACTCCGAACTACCAATGTTTTTAGGGAGCAAATCTTGGACATTAGTTTGGGTGGGCTTATCTCCTGTTTTTTGGAGGCCTCTTTTTCTAGGTTGAATTTTATCAGGTACAAAAGGCATTTTTATTCACCAATCCTTTCATATTTTGCAGAATCAAACTCGTTCCAAGGGATACGCCCTGTAGCACCGGTTCCCTTGTCTTTAACCCTAACAGTGTTGCCACCGCCGCCTCCATCAAGCTGACCGGTCAGCATTGTCATTAGTAGATTTGTTAATGGGTTTCCACTACCACCACCTTGCAAAGGTTGAGCTAAACCTAAAGCTCCTAGTCCTTGTCTCCCAAGACCTTTAACCGCGTCCTGTAGTTGCTGCGCTTGTGGCACTGCCCCTGTGAGAGCCTGGAGCTTATTCCTCATAAGCTGAGATTGTAAGTCCTGGCCTTGCTGGCTCTGAGCTAACCGCAGTTGTTGTTGCTGTTGCAAATGAGGCATGGCCCCTGCCGTGAACCCTTGGCCTAAGGCCGCTCCTAATGATCCGAATCTACCCATAATTACTCCTTAAAATTATTAAGACCCCATCCCCTGAGTCGCTCCACCTAACATCCCGCCAAAGGCCGCTCCAACCGGGCCGCCTAAAGCCGCTCCTGCTATCGGAGCCACTGTCTGGAATAACCCTGGAGACCCTGGATTTGCTGGGGTAGCTCCTGTTGAGAGGCTGAACAATCTCAACAAATCTTCCTGAGGTTGACGACTTAGTATATTACCAAATTGCTGTGCTTGTAATGATTGGTTAGCTAACTGAACTGCCTGTTGGTCCGTAGCTCCTGCTTGTCTAAACAACTCTTGTGCTTGTTGTGATTGACGTTGCTGCTCCATTTGAGCTGCGAACTGCTGTGCTCCCAATTGCTGCTGAGCCTGTTGACCTGCGAGCTGTCCTGCTATCTGGCCCAAAGTAGCTTGTTCAGCTTCCCTTTGCTGACCCAAAGCCTCAGTAGTAGCACCTGCCGTTAACAACCCTCTACGATTCAAATCTTCTGTTATATTCCCACGCTGTTGGACTCCTTGTCTTCCGATAGCTGCTTGAGCTGCTTCGAGCTGAGGAGTAAACGCATCACCAACTGCTGTGGTAGGATCGAACGCACTCTGTTGGAATTGGAAGGGAGATCTTGATTGAAATGACAATTCAGGGATTTGACCTAGCTGGTTTTGGAAGGCTTGGCCTGTTCCTAAAGAACCTTGCAAAGACGCTATCTGTCTATCCAAATCCGAGATCTGGCTGCCTAAAGCTCTTTGTTGCCCAGCAGAAGTTCCACCACCTCCACCAAGACCTATATCACCTCTTCGGCCAGGTGTTGACCCAGGACCAGTTGGTTGCCCTTGGAGTCCTGTTAAGGTGTCCTGGAGTCCAGTTCTTTGCCCTGTAAGGGCGTCTATCTGAGACTGTAGTCCAGACTGTAACCCAGGGTTAGACCCTAAGACTTGCCCTGTGAATAATTGGTTAAGAAGCTCGCCTTGTTTCTCAAACCCTGGTGCGCGGAACGCCTGAGCGTCATTACCGCTACTACCAAATAAAAAATCCATGCTCCATCATTTATGACCTTCGACGTGGTCTTTCTTTCTTCGACTTTTATACTTCTTATTAAACATCCCTTTGGTGATCTTCATCCGAATTACATCGTGGAACTCACCATCGTAATAAACGTCTTGTTTGAGCAATGCTTCCTCTTCAAACCCTACCTCAATTGAGCCTTTTTTTGAACTCAAATTTTTAGGGTCCACTCTAGCTATCACTTTAAACATATTATCATAATTCAAAATCCTGTTGACTATCATTATAGTCGCTTCAACGCCTATCTTCTTACCTTGGAACGCCTCATCTATCATAATCCCGTAATTGCAATTTCTATGCCGTTCCTGGATGTCTGTAACAGAAGCAACCCCTATTACCTTACTAATGTCTTTTGCATCAGTAATTACGTATTTCTGGCCATTATTACCGTAATTAGCCGCCATTGATGAATCTACCATCTGTGTGTTCCCAAAGAAATAATCATACTTCCCTGAATGATACCACTGGTAAATATACGCCCAATGGGAATCGTGCTCATAGGGCAACACCCTAATGCTTTCGTTAAACATCTTCATAAGCTCCTCTAGCTTAAAGTTCTAGCCTAGATCCTTTATCTTAGCGGCCAATTTCTTTCTAATGACTGGCTTATCAGCTTTACCATTAGACACTCTTTTATCTAAATTCTCTTCTGCCTGTTTATACCAGAACAACTCGTTATTCTCTGGTTTGCACTTCTCTAGGCACCTCTGAAGTTTAGCAACCTCTATAGCGTCTGGAGACTCTGAGTCTAACAACTCGTCTATCTCAGCGTTTAATGCCGTCATATGCTTCATTTTAATGTAGTTAGCAGGCATCACTCCTTTCACCTTATCGGTGTCGATAGCTATTGTATCCCCATCGAAATAAAGTTGCTGGGCGTAATCATGTCCTTCAGGGAGAAGGGAGCTGTTGATAATTTTAACGCTCATATCTGCCAAATGGTATGCCTTCTCGTGGTCAAGCTTGTCTTCATCAGTCAACATAACCCCAGAATTGAACCATTCTACACCGTGGATTACATCGTCTTCATCATAGTAAACTCTAACTCTATCTTGTGTTTTTCCCATTTTATCTATCTCCAAAAATTGCAAATGAAAGCGAATATGCGGCTGCCCGTATCGTCGCTGTGCTTAGATCGTAAGTGACTAGTGTTACCTGTGATCTTGTTGGGGTGCCGTAATTAGTAAAGACATCTGTTGAGCTGGCGTCAGCTTTGCCTGATGAAGCCAGAACACAATAAACTGTGTCAGCCATCTTGTTTGTACCCCAGGAGACTGTAACAGTCCCCCACCCAGCGGCTACAGCAGACACTGTATTGAAAGAGTCCAGAGTGGCTATGGTCGTTGCGGCTGTGATATTGTACATCGCCCAAATACTAGCACCTGACCTGTACACTAATTCATCAGAGGCTGGAGCGTCTATATCAGGTAACACCAACCCACCGTCTTCTCTAATCTCTACCACATCCGTACCAGAAGGATTTTGGCATGCGAAAGTAGTCCCAACCGCGTCCTGCCTAAGAGTTAAACACCTTGCCCCTGTAGCTGAAGTATTATCGTTGTGGAACTTAGCAAGGTTTCTTGCTGTAGCGTCCGAAGAATTAGACTTAAGATTAATCAACGCCCCAGATGTTAAGGCATCTGCATCATCAATTTGAACCGCAACACCACTTGTTAACGTGTTGGCTTGTAAATCTATAACACCGCCAATTGTCGTAGCTTCAGAGTCTATGAATATTGATTTTGAATCCCCATTCATATCAATGGATAAAGCTGCTTGTGCTGCGTCTTGTATGATTTTTACTGCTGCAGTTCCTGATGCCGAAGTATTGTCATTGTGGAACAGAGACATAGATCTCGTAGTGGCGTCGGATGAATTGCTGTAAATATGTAGCGCATTCGCCGTAGTTAAACCATCTGCAACAACTTTTATCCCATCTACTGTAGTCCCAGAATGCTCTAAAAACACTCCAAACCCATCACCGTTTTGGTCGATATTCACTGCCGTTTTATCGGCGGCCTGAATAACCTCAAATGCTGTTGCGCTAGATGCTAGAGCGCTGGTCTGCCTTACAGAAACTATCGTTCTAGCTCCTAGGTCGGCTGAGCTGCTGCTGACCAAAAGAGCCTTTCCAGTAGTCAGACTGTCAGCAGTCAGTGTCAAACCAACAGTAGTAGTGACTGTGGAAGTCCAGGCAAACGCTGAAGCTGTGTCCATGTTCGCATCATCTATATTCCCATTAACTAATGTATAAAGAGTGTTTTCGTTCGTGTTCACCTCTGTAGCGTCGGCCACTGTGCCGTTTGTAAACGTGAATCCTCTTGTTACTAATCCCATATCATCTCCTAAGTATTAAGGGTCCATGTCCCATTAATGTTCTGGTAAACCGAAGTATTCGCCCCGTTCACCCTATAATACCAATCACCGTCTTGCCCACCTGTGGGGACTCCGATTCCTGCTGTGACCGCCAAATCCCCTATGTCCAAAAACTTCAGCTTACTCCAAACCTCTTGAGTCCAGATCTCCAACTCGTTCAGATACTCTTTTAACTGAGGAGCTTCTTCTAATACCCCCAAGTTAAGAGGGATCTCTGGTGGTCGTCTTAAACTCATACGTCTACAAACTCCGGTTGTATTCCCAAGCTGGATACACTTATAACCAACTCGTTTATATTCAATGTCTGGCTAGCAGTGGTGTGCTCGATTAAAATCTGCATGAAACGGCCGATTAAACCTCTGTCATTATCAGGTGTCATTCTAAGCCTTGAGTAAATAGACGTGGATTTGACCCACTTCATTGTTCCCCAAAGCCCTGTTCCCCAAAGACCTCCCGCTATACTTATTGAAGCTGTACCAGTTGACCCGCCTGTCAAAAGAGTGACGTCTATATCAGACCCTGAAGCCTGAGTGGTCAACATATGGAAGTCGGCCAACAACTTAACCACTTCAACCGAACCAAACCCCAACCTCCCTGATTGCCAAATAGAAGAGATTGTATTCGCATCCTCATCTAGAAGACCGAAATCCTGTCTTAGTGCGAACCCGTTGTAATCTCCGGTCACTAATAACTCTAATCCACTGGAGTCGAATACCGCCATAGAATTGGCGTTAATGCCATCGTGCCGTAATATAGAACTTAGCTGGCGTCCTGTCTGGGAGTTGAACACATCATTCCGGTAGTCATAAAGAACTATAACGTCGCTCGTAGTCCCTGACCCTTCTATTAGGGAGAGCCAATACTGGCCTAGTGTTCTGTAGTTCCCGCTTGTTGCTTGATTGCCAGCAGAAAGATTCTTTGTCTTAAAGAGAGGGATGGCCGGCTCACCTAACTGGAGTAAGTTCTTAGAACCGTTAAACCCTTTAACAACACCGTCTTTAGCTAGGAAGATTAATATGTTCCCGTATCGTCTAGACTCAACCTCTTGGAGAGAATACCCGCTGATACACCCCTCACCAGTAACAACTGTCTGTACGAATAAATCCCTATTGCTAGACCCGGAGATAGCGTAAATCCTTGTCTCTTGGAATACTATGACTCTATCGTTATAAACCGCTAGGCCTGTGATCTCCTCACCGTTATTCTGGAACCTAACTAAGTCGTTTGCTAAATCCCAACTCTCACCGTTTCTCAAAGCAGAGAAGTAAACTATATCCCCAATTGACACCCACAACTTATTCTTATGGACTACTTGGAACTTAAAATTCCCTGGAGGAGTCGCTAGTGCATTGGCGTTCCCTATCCCAGTCCATTTAATCGGAGGGTTCACTCCGTTACTTGCAATTATTACTTCGGCCACCGCTCCGTCTAGGAAAGTACTGAAAGTCCATTTAGATGTAGCGTCACTGGTTATAGTTACGGACCCGGTAATATCGTTCCACGTGGAACTATTTTCTCGAATCGCATCTCCACCTATCCCTACTGTTTCCGATGAACCGTTTAATAAAGTCTGGTACATCCCCGTAATAGGTACCGGAGTAGTAGAGGTCTTCTCTTTGAAAGCGGTAGAGTTTAACTTAGTCGAACCTTTGCGTCTCTCTAATGCTTCATCAGTAATATTATAATTGGTCTCGTCAACACACTCCTTAGGATCGATTTCAATCTGATCGATGCGTTGGTTAATACCTAGGAACTTTCCGATACGAACGGTTGTGCTTGTTAACTCATCTCCCATTAATTGGTCCTCGGAAAGTTAGAAGGGAAAACACCTAGGGGGATTGAGTCGTCTGAGTCAGACCCAACACTCCACACTGAACTCGGCTGAACATGGTCGTTCTTCATATCCTCAATCCTAAGTAAAAACTCCTGCAGTAAAGCACCCGCCATCTGGGGGTTGTTTAAATGATTGTAACATCTGTGTTTAGCGTAGAGCTCCGGCACATCATGGTATTGCTCTGGCAAAAGAGAGATGTCGTTATCATTAACGATATTCTGCATCTTCATGGTGAAATCATAAGTAATCGTCTTCACACTGTCAGGGATGGAGAAGAGCTTAACTATAGGGTGGCTTATAGACCTTGAAGAAGCTGAAATTTCTACGTTGGTCACAACCCCTGCGTTACTCGTGCAAGTCACAGCCCCTACCGTAGCCGCACTCTTTGAGAGTGACATCACCTTGGCAAAAGACTTTGTAGAAGGGACTGAGGACGTTCCGTTCAACGTGACTGTCTCCTGGATGAACACATCACTAGAATCTCTTCCTTGTATCCGGATTAATTGGTTGTCTGAGACGCTGTCAGAAACAAACGTCAACACTGACGCTGATGTGGGCTGGTTCTGTACTGGGCTAAACCCCACCACTCTGTATATGTAAGAATCACCCGTAGCCGTTGGGCCAGGCTCAAATGACCTGAAATACTGATCAGTCATATTGACGATCATCCGAGGGACTTCCTCGTCACGGAGCATGATTATCTTTGAAGTATCTACTAAAGGACTTAAGGCGTATTCGTCATTCTCTGAAGTTGTCGCAAAGGTGTAGTCGAACTGACGCAGCCAAAACCACCCGTGCTTAGGGGCTTTAGACGCAACTATCTTCTGGCCGGCGTTCAACCACCTCTTAATCGAGGTATCAATTACTGTGTTCGGGTGGCATTCAACATTAACATTCTCCACCATCTCCGCTAGGTTCATCTGTCACCTCTTCTTTAAAATCATAAACTGTTTCTTCAGCCTCTTTAGGCTTACAGGTCTTGACGTGCTCTTTAATGACTTCTTCGTCTTCACTCGATTCGTCGCACAAGTTGCACTTAAAAACTAAAGGCGCTTTAACCTCTTTAACCTCTGTGGCCGACTTATCTACCGTGCCATCTTCGTTCTCTACCCAAAGCGGGTTCCAATACTCATAGCCTCTAGAGTTTCTTGGGGCCAAATCTTCCTCACTAGGATTCTTAATGTAATCTAACTTTACTGCCATAAACTACCTCTTAGTTATGTGTTGAAAAGAAGGGCAGAGGCTATTGCCCCCACCCTCAAAGTATTAAATTGTTGTGGCTCCAATTTTCCAAGCTGGTCCGCAAAACAAGTTAATCATTGCTTTACGTACTACTTGGTCACTGGCAACTGCTGCCATATTGTAACCGATTAGCATTTCGTTCTCTGCTCCAGCACCGTCTGTTAATAGAGCGGTACCTGCAATCAACGACTCATCCGTAGGGAGAGCTGTTCCTGCTGCCACAATATCAACTGAAGGGTGGATGCCGTAGAATTGGACCCAACCATAATCGTATTGATCTTGGTCAACCATTACTACACCGGCAACTTGCCCAACCTCGTCATTGGCTGCTGAATCTTCAACGGCCCAAGGGTAAACAACAACGAAATCATCGTTAACCGCTGGGGCTACGCTGAAAGCATCGTCTGTTGCTACTGTAATAGTAGTAGTGGTGTTAGCTACAATCAGGCCAATTTCTCCTTCAGGAGCCGCGCCTGCTGCACCAGCATCGTCAATACAAACTAAGTAACCACCAACATATATATCAGCAGTCAAACCAGTAGTTGTAATAACAGTGGTTGTTCCTGATGTAATGTTAGCAACTGACAAGTTTGCTTTGAACGATTGTACCTGGCCTGCAGTAGCGCCACTGGCTTGATCAAAACGAACATATTTGAACTTACGAAGTCCGAATTCATCCGTTAGATCTTCCCTAATCGCACCCAATTTTTCGAGTGCTGTTGTACTTGTAGTGTCAAGTTTTGTGTCCCAAGACTGCTGGTTCAACCCACCTAACTTTAGTTTTGCATTTGTACTAATAGTCATGATTCGATCCTTTCTTAAGCTGAGAAGCCTGATAGAACCCAGTTTGCTTCACGTCGAGATGTACCCATTTGGGCAAGTAGCTCGATTTTAGCAGACATGATGTTCTGGTTAGCTGGCTCGATAAACTTGCCAGTCACAAAGTTAACGTTCTCGTGGATGAAAAAATGAGTCCAACGAGTGTTAACACCATACATTCTATCAGCAGTAATGTTATCGTCGTAAATAACATCAACACCATGGAAACGTAGAGCCTCGAAACCTAACTCGGCTAGCTTTGCGTTTGTGAATTCAGCTCGGCCATTAGCCACTGACTCCAAACGTCCAAAGTTAGTTGTGTCGGTTACAATGAGGTCTGTCTTATCGGTTCCACGCTGTACTGTTCGCATGATTGTAGACATCTCTGTAAGTCCGTTTGAAGCGAAAGAACCAACAGAAGCGTTAGTAGCATTTCTCCAAAAAGAGTTAGTAGCAGAAGGAATCCCGCCCAATGAGTCATTGGTTGGATCTACTGCAATGATTGCCTCTAATCCCAACATCTCCTTGCCGGAAGTGCCGGTTCCATCACCAAAGATCATCTCTGATACTTTGTTTTCAAGAGTTAGCTCTGCCTGCATGATTGTGGTGTCGATCAGATCGATTTCCTTAGAAGTTCCTGAGTTCTTTGCAGCTTCTACTTTCAAGTAGGTAGCTGGAGAAACAGTTTCCTTCCAATTGTACTCAGCAGCCGAAGGACCATCTTGAACACTAATATCGAACACTTCACCACCGCTAATTGCTTGAGCGTTGCCGAACTTGTCCAATACCGGTAAAACAATAGATGTTCCGCCGTCTAATTTAATTGATCCCTTTTTCTTCATTAAAGCTAAAAAAGGAATGTGATTACTTACGTTATCCGCAAGCTTCTTACTGTAGTTCTGTAACGTCTGTGACGCTAGTCTGTCGAAATTTGGATTCGCTGACATGTTTTTTTACCTTTCAGCAATTCCTACAAACTGTTTTTAGCCTGTTCATAGGCTTCTCTAACAGTCTGGGCGTGGCCCTGTCCTGTGGACTGTGGTTGGGCGTTGGAAGCGGCTGCAGGTGTGTTGATCTGTTTCTGATTGATCTCAGCGTAGGCGGCATCTGTCGCTTTCTGCTGAATCTGCTGTGAGTTATTAGGGTTGGCTGCTGCCCATGCCTGTTCAAGAGTCAAGCTCTGTCCAGTCAAAGGGTTAGTAGCTAATCTTAAATCCATCACTGCATTCTTCATCTGACCAGTGGTCTTATCCACGTAATTGTGTTTGTCCCACTCTTCACCGTACTTTTGCTTCCCGTTACCCTCTTCTTGTCCATAGAGCATTTGGAATTGCATATTGTTAAATTTAGACTCAAGAGCTTGGTTTTGCTGTTTCATCACCTGGGCACCCTCGTAACCAAACTGATCGACCAATTGCTGGTCGTTCATTTGGGACAGAGACTGCGCAACTTGCTGTGGCTGTTGGGTATAGCCCTGCTGTTGGTTTTGAGACTGCTGCTGATAAAATGCCTGCTGTTCCTCTTGGAAAGCTTTGACGTTATCAGCGTGTTCTTTAGTCTTCCTTGTGTAATCCGCCTGCATCATCTCACCAGATGACTGCTGTGCGGGTTCTGTCTGCGTGTCTGGAGATTGTTCTACTTGGGTTATTCCGGCTTCTGCTTCTGCTTGGCCTGAGTCCTCTTGAGAGTTCTGTTCGTCACTCATATTATTGTCCTATGCCGTTTATTCCGGCTATTGGGGGTTGAACTGGACCGGCTCCTCCTAATGGAGGAACTCCTGGCCCGCCTGGTTGTTGAGGCTGTTCGGCCCCTACAAAACTTTGCCCGCTTAGTTCTGGGGCTTGAGACACTTGTGTTGCTGCCTTAGCTTCTCCCAATCCTTCTATCTGCTGCTTGAACTTCTGGTGCATAGCGATGTGAAGGACTTCCTCTGGCGTTCCTTTTGATTCTTGTTGGTGGACGTGTAAGTGAGAGTCGTGGTCCTCATTCATCATTGCCGGTATAAATACCCCCGACCCTAACAAACGACTCTCCTGCATTGGGTTCTCTTTGCGCTTAAGCAAATTATCATTGCGCACATCGAACACCTTCACTCCCTCTTTCATCAATTCTTCGTAATCTATTTGAGCCAGTAACTTAGGGTCGGTAGCTGCAAATCCAACAAAGCCCTGGAGTTTAGAAGCTCTAGCTTGCTCTGAGTCTCTTAAGGTAGACCCTGCTTGGATTCTTGTTGATACGTCCTCTGGTAGGTCTTTTTTAGTAATGACTAGGAATGATCTTTTAGCGTCCCCTTGTAAGCGCTCTTTCCCAATTCTCTCTTGAGTGTTTAAGAAAGCGTTATCTGTCATCTCAGTTAAACGGACCGTGCGGGTTGAAGAGTAATTCTCCTTCATTAAGATAATCCACTTACGTGCTATCTGACCCATCACCTCTTCTAAAATCTCTAATTGCTCGCTTGAAACTTCTCTAGCCGCGAACTCAACCGCCTTTACCTCTGTGGCTGTCTTGTCTCCACCGGACTGGCGGGGGGCTTGTTTAGATATAATCTGAATGTCTTGTCTAGCGGCGGCCTCACCTTGGAATGTCGCTGCCCCTACTGGTGCGTGGATCAAAGGCTCAATGTCCTGGTTTGCATCCAACTCAACCACAGCTCCATCAATAGAAGACTTAAGCTGTGCTTTCTGATCCTCTGTGAAGTTACCACCCCTGCCCTTATACTTAGCAGCGGCTTTCTTGGCGTTGCGAGCTAGCATTGTCCTGTATTTAGACACTTCTCTTAGTTGTTTGTCCCAGAACTGGTAGTCACTTTGCGGGTTTGGCCTATCGGGGATCGCATTATAGGCTAGGAAGTCGTACATAGAGTCGAACTTCTTAAACATAGGCTTACGGTCGAAGACTTTATTGTTAATGCCTGTGACTAGAGTGAATATCTCCCCACACGCTCTATTCTCTATCTCGATATACTCACCGAACTGGAATTCAGGTCTGACCGCTTCATTGAAGTCAGCGGAGCCTGAGGAAGACTTCTCAACACTTATATCTTTCTTGTTCTTAATACCAAACTTGCTGGCGATGTTATTAATGGTGTCAGATACTTGATGCCCTATCCAACTAGAAGACTCATAGCTTGTAGCATCTGGGTCCCTTAATAGAGCCTGAAGGGGGATTCTCTGTGTTCTGACCTCATCGTTCTTCTCAGAATCGTCATAAACAGTAGGTTTGAAGTTCTTCTCGTTCATAAAAGAAGTCTTAAACCCGCATACCCCGTAGAACTTAGAAGACAGTATACCAGATCGCATACGCTCCTTCATCTTCAGAGATTCCCACTTAGCATTGACTAGAATCTCTGAAACCTCTGCCTCTGCTTCTGTACCTGGTGTCTCGTTGTCTGCAAATATCTTGGGGTTCTTAGAATACATCCCCGGGATTGACTGCTTTATGTCTACGTAGATTAAATTGACGTAAACAGCGTCATCGTCTGAATCTTTTAGAAAGTCTGGGTTGTTCTCGTAAGCTCTGACATGCTTATCGCCGGCCGCAAGCATATCTTCACGGTCCTTCTTAGCTAAGGATACGCGCGCCTTCCACTTCTCTATATGGATGGGCTTTTTTCTCTTGGTCTTGTCTTCTTGAGGGTTTTTGTCGTCTTCTACTTCTTTATGAGGCAATTCAGGACTCAAAGCTTCGACTAAGCTATTTCTTCGACACAAAGAGCCTACTAGAGTTCGTTGATTTGCACAAATAAAAAGTTAAGGGCTAATACGCTACACCAAAACCTAATTTCACTTCACTGGAAACGGGCCACAAAAGCCCACAAACTAAACTGGGACACTTTTAGTAAAAGTAATTCTTTTTGGTCACTGACTAAAAGCCTCATATTAGAATAAAATACAGTGATTAATTTCAATTGCAGGCGAGTTAACAGCGCCTTGGGGGTTGTCGAGTCCCCCCAAGGCAAGTACCAGCGGTTCATCCGCACCGTTTGTTAACAACTTAGAAAGTATTCGCTCTCGCTGCCCTATCTTCTCGCTCCGACTGAGCACGGGCTGCTTCCATATCCGTCTTGTATATAACTTTTGTCTCTAAGTGCGGAGATTTCCTAGACATTAAGTATAACCTGCAAGATTCTAGGCCGTGATCTGAAACCTTATCACTTATATCCTCAGGCTTATTCTTGTGTCGCACCGCACTTGATAGCTCTTCAATTAAATTAACACAGTCATTTGAAATGTGCCACTTGGATTCTCTTCCTACTACAACGCCTTTTGAATCTAGCACGTCGATAGGCTTTAAGAACTCCCGCATATGACTCCAACCAGCCACTCTAGAGGAATCCCCCATTATTAAAGGAACACCTTCATCAGCCCATATTTCTTTTCTCTGAACACTCATTATCTTACCAAACTTGTAATGAGCTATGTGAACTGGGAACGATTGGGGATCGCCAATAGAATAATCTATGACCTCATCACCTGTTATTTCTTTAATTTCTCTAGCTGCGTCTATATCTAAGTAATTAGTCTTGTACCACTCTCGGTATGTCCAGATATGATTGTCCGGAGCAATAGCGTGCCAATATACTGCCATCGGTGCTCCGTAACCCCAATCCACCGAGATACACCGCTTCCAATGCTTATTAATAACTACGTCGTTAGGATTGTAAACAGTGAGATCTCTTGAGAACTTATCAAAGAACATTCCCTCGAGAACATCCCATGACCCATCCCTCCAAGCCTTCCTTAACTCATCCGGTAATCCGTCGAGCCACTGCAGGTATCCAGGGTCTTTCTCTATTAAGGTAGGGTTGTCGTCTACTGTCCCAGGGATGAACATTCTACTTCTACCAGTCTTAGGGTCTGGGAACTTAGTCATTGCTGGGGCTGGGGAGACAAATCGCTTCTTTACCCAAGTATGACCCGGGCCTGTTGGGTTTGTAGTAGCGAACATCCGAGCGTCTAATCCGTCTATTGTGGAACGACAACTCCCTAAGAGCTTTAAGTAGTTAAGTTCACTGTCAATCTGAGTCAGCTCTTCAATCAACATCCGCTGATACTCATGGCCCAAGTACTTCCCCAAGGCCTTCTCATCGTTCAAATGTCCTGTGATTATCTTAGCACCAGTGTCAAAGCGGAACTCTGCTGGCTTCCCTACTACCCGGCATCCAAGGCTTCGGTACATATGCTCAGCTCTATCTACCCAATCCTTTAAATCCTCTGAGTTCTGCCGAATTACCAGCCCTCGGTATCTAGGCTGGTGAATGCCCTTGAGCATCCAGACTATCCCACAATCAGTCTTCCCAGGCCCACGGGCTCCACCATACAGGATCTCAAAGCATCTCTGCTTCAAGGCAAACTCTTGCTTGGGCCAGGGCTTCCAGAATTCAGTCATCAAACATCTCCGATACAAAACGGATAACAACGTCACTAGTAAACAAAACAGCGTAAATAATTCCTATTACAACCGCTACAAATATAGCGCTAATCAACAGAGTTCCCATATTAAATCCTCTTCTCAATCTCCATACTTTACCCATACCATTAGAATTATTGATAATACTATAAATGCTATTACTGTGGGGATATATACAAACTGCCCCCAGGTTATTGGGTCATTCCAGCCCATTAAAGACTCCAAACATAATAAAGAACAACTAAGCAAGCAGCACCAGCAGCTAGAGACAACCCCCACCTTCGCTCTCTTGCCCTAGATTCCGCCAATATAACATCTATCTGATCTCTAATTGCCTTATCCTCATAACCAGCATTCAACCTTTCAGTCACAAGCGAGTTGTATGAAGGGTAAGCGTCAAAGTCCTCACCGCATTCCTGGCAAGGAGCCATCCAATCACCATTTTCATCTTGGTCTATAATACTACCGACCTTAGCCGAACATATGTGTGTTGGGAAAGTCTCAGGGTCATTGACCTTACTGAAATACACCGTTCTATCTTGCTTAACACCTTCAACTAATGCTGAACATCCGTCCTCATTCATTCTTCCCCCCTTGTAAGATAATCTGTACCGTCTTCTTTCTCAGCCATATCCACCCTCGTTAAATAATCTGTCCCTGGTATCCAAACTGTGTCATTCTTATCAAATTCTATCTCGATACCATTAAAAAGAACCTTCTCTGTTAATTCTTTAATGTCAGGTTCTATTGTTGCCATATCCAATCCTCAAAGTTCCATTTCTCTATTATAGCCCAATAACACATCTCTTCTAGTAGCTGGTTGTAGTCAGTCTTTGTCATCATAGGTCGCCATGCTTCATCATATCTTCAGCTAGCTCCTTGAAGTACTTATCCTGTTGTTTCGGTGACAAACCACTTATTTGTATAGCTTTAGGACATTCCTTCTCCCCAAACAACTCACCTAAAGACTTATACATCTCTTTGGCTTCTTCGACTGTCACCCTCCAGTCTTTGTTGCCTGCTGAAATAATTATGTGTCTAATCATCATACTCCCAACCAAATTGCCTGAATCCGTACCATCGCTCTACTGGAACATCCACACTCATTGCCTCTGTTGCTGACCCACTTATGTTGTATTTCTTGCTCTCATCGCCAACAAACCCACACTCACCAACCCATTTGACCTTAACCACCCAGCCCCATTCCTTGTAATGAGAGTTGGTTAGCTCTTTACCCACTAAGCTTTGATCGTTTGGTTTTATGTTAATCATTCTTCCTCCAGCATGTCATTAAAAAGAAGGAATGCTTGTTCATAAGCTCGAACTATCTTCTTAACATTCTCAATGCCACCACAGGCCTCTACGTCATTTTGCAGTAAGCTCATATCAAACCCTATGAATTTAAAATCTGGATGCTCTACCGACAGCTTCAACCGAGATACCCAGACGGCTTGATGCTTCATCTTCTTGAAATCTTCAAATTCTATCTCTTTTACGTTCATTCTTCCCCATCTGCCATAACATTTTTAGAGTACGAGCCTTCCGCATAGTCCTCGTACCACATCAAAAGCCGTTCTTTTTTCCCCGAAGCATCTATGTAGTAACCCATTTGATACTTCCAAAACATCAAGCTCCTTAGGTAGAACGACCAAAAGGTCTGGTCTCGTCTGAGGTGTATACATCTAATCTTCATTCTTCCCCCTTAGGTGCTGGATTGGCGCCGGTCTGCTTTGGGTTCTCATTCCAAACTTTCTCGAATGCCCGCTTAAACTCTGTGTTATCCCACACAAAGTCCAACTCACCCTCATCTATACTCACGTACTTCTCTTCTCTATCGTCATTAATCCAGAAGATTAGTCCTGCATACTCCCTAGTTCTTACCTTATCACCTATAAATACCTTGGATTCTACTCTAGGGCCCTTAGATACTATTATGCCCTCACAAGGAGTAATCTCCTCTATTTTAGCTAAGATAATGCCATGATTAGCTCTGTTATCCCACTTATCTAGCTTAATTATGACTTTCTTGCCTAATGCTCTTAGGTCTTGTGGTTTATAGTTCATTTTACCGCCGTAGTAATATCGCTTATCAACTTAATAGTTGCGTCCTTTAGCTCCTTTGAAAGAATCACCAACTCTTCATTCTTTTCTATCAATTTGATGATGGATTGGCCGAAGTCTCTAGCCATTGATGGGTTCTCAAACATATCCACTAGCCTTGAATCAAGCTTGGTTCCCTCTACTGCCACTGCAAAAGGATCAGCTAGCCATCTTAGTTCTGTATTAGTCATCACTAAATATCCGATCTGTAATTTTATGTGCGGCGAAAAGTATTATACTCATGACTGAAATTGCGAACAAAACAGACCCAAATAAGTCCCCTTTTAATTTAATGGTAACCATAATAGCTAAATATAACCAAGCTGCACACACAGAAACCAGAAGCCCCCACAAAACAGTCAGCTCAATCCTCTCTGAGCTGCTATAATCATGCCATCTTTGCTTTTTGTTATCCACCATCACCCTTACTAACAAACTCTATTGTTGTTGCTGTGTTTATAACCTTTTTACATTTGTATGTTAGTCCGCTCAGAAAACCTCCATTAGCCCGTGTAGATGAACAGGGTACTTCTTCCACCCATTCTTTTAACCTCTGGTAAGTATTACCGTCCATCAACACCAATTCAGGTGCCATGCCCACCAACAGCTTGAACTCACTGAAATTCTTCTCCATAACCGCCATTAAATCATCATCTTCTGCCACTACTGTCACTCTGGAGTATGCCTTAGTCCTTAGCTCTTTAGCCTGACGCTTAAGGACCTCTAGCTCATTCTCTGCTAGCTCTATCTGAAACTCTATGCTCTTAAGATTCATCCCACCACCTCATAGTTCTCTTCGAAATAACCCTTAGATTCCTTATGGTACCCTGCACTAGTAGTTACTACATAATCACCTGGGCAGACAAGATTACCACTCTTATTCCCAAAATCTATCCATCCATGTTGTAGTTTGATTTTACCGCAGACTTTACACTCTTCTAGGCCATCCCTCTCTGGGCTCTGATAGTATCTTACTACCTTCCCTTCTCCTTGGTATGGCCCTAGTCTTGAATCACCAACGACTAGATTGTCGTCTTCTGGATGATCTCCGTTGACCCACCATTGTGTAGCCTCGATGATCTCTTTCTTCTGGTACTTCATCTAACCCCCTATGAGTTATTCTTCGTCTTGAGGGATGTCAGCGACTCTTTCCCAGCCATCCCTTTCATAAGTCCACACTGTGCCATCATCACATAATACACATAAATGCTTAGTGAAACTGTCTGTCACCTGGAACTGTATATCAACTATTTTACGTTTTCTATCTACAATTGAAGTCACTTAAACCTCCTATGAGTTATTCTTCTTCAATCCCTTGTAATGGCTCTAGGTCCAATAGCTCTGCGAACACACTACCTTTATGGCCCCGATAAGTCTTACTGTCGCCCACAGCTTCTATGCTCAACCTCTTAAAGTTAGCATTTAACTCTGCTTCCGCCTGTTTCTTGAAATGATCTAGAAGAGTCTTCGATAATCCTGCAGACTTGCTAGTTACTTTAATCATTCTTCTTCCTCAGGTAAATATACCTTCAAGTTATTCTCTATCTTATCTCCGTCGGTTGTTACGTCCTGCCTATCAGTCCATTTAAACCGGTTCTTCATATTAAATATCCATGCTGAGGCGTTTAACTTTGGTCCTTTGTCTTCTGCAAATATTCCGTTAATCCCCGCTAACTCCCAAAACTCTTGCCCTGCAGCGAATGCCCTCTTCTTGGCTTCGGAGAATTCAGGGTGTTGTTTCTCCCATTCATATAGAGTGTCTACGCAACAATTACAATGATTACAGAAGGTTGTGTAAGATAAGCCTGTCTTCATATGGGCTATTAATGCTTCACAATACTCTGGTCTGTACTTTGTTGGTTGTCCTGCCTTGCTCAATGTATCTCCATGTCTTTTAGCATCTCTGTGCAATCTAGTGTGTATGAGTCTCCGTCGTATAAATCTTCTATATCTTCAGGGACTCTTGCTTCTTTTATTTCTAAGAGTTTTAGGGTTTCTAGTAAAATGTTATCTCGTAGTGATTCTGTTTCGTAGGCTACTGTAGTTAGGCGGGCACAATTACTACACACTGCTACCTTTCTATCTGAGTATTCCTTTATTTCGAAGTTAAATATCATTAGCGTCTCTGTCTTTTATGAGATGCCTCAGCCCGAGGAAACACTTCTTTAGCTTTTCAGCAAACAACTCTAACGCCTCCAAGCCCTTCAAATCCCCCAGTTTCTGTAGTTCTTCTGAGGAAAAAACTAAAGGGGATGTTAACGCACCACCATCAAACTCTAAATCAACCACTACTACATAAGCAGATAGCGACTCTAACAATTCTGGGCCGTAAGTCCCATGTGCTCTTATTCCCTTAATATCCATTAATTGTCTCTCTCTTCGAACTCCTGTAGTATTTCTTTGTCTGTAGGGGTGTTTACTGGAGGAACCGTGCTTAAGCCGGAAAGCCAACCTTGTATCCAGATCTTCTCCATCTCACTCAGTTCTTTTTCCTCCACATCACCACCTTTCTTCTTTACTTTAGCCTACTTTCGTTAACTTGTACAAACATTAAGATATAATAATAACGCAACCTCTTAATTTCTATAGTCTTTCAACTTATTTTAATTGTATTACACTTTTCTCTTGCTACAACTTGATTAATGTATTACATTGGTTCTAGGAGATACTTATGAAACATTTAAAAGAAAAGTTTGAGAGAGAAGTTAGAGAGTCTTTTGACCAGGTAGGTTTGAGGCTCGTAAAGGCCGTTATAGAGGATAATGTCAGTCTACAGTACGATCATGTGGAAATAGATGACATCGTTGAATCAGCGTGGGCTGAGATCGTCTCAACGGGTAATGCTGCTCAGTGGGTAGATGAGATAACCAGAGAATTGGAGGAATTATGAATAGTTATAATAATGGGTACCTTGATGCGGTTGTTGCTTTGAGGGCTCTCCTTGAGACTAAAGAGTTTATGCTTAGTAAAGACGACTTCTATATGACTGACGATAGTCTGGGAATTGAAGTTAAAACCCTTAAAGAAGCTATAGAGTTTCTTAAATTGAAAGTAGAAGATAATGAAAAAAGTGAAAACTAAACACGGTGGTAAACGTAAGGGGGCGGGGCGTAAACCTGAGGACCTTATCAAAGACAAAGCTGTGATTGTTAGGGTTGATCCTAATGAGCATAGGGCTGTTAAGTCTGCAGCTAAAGCTGAAAAACTAAGTATCTCTGATTTCTTGAGAGCTTTAATCTTTAATCAGAGGTAATTATGAAGGTTTTACTTGTTCTACTAATGCTTGCTGGGTGCTCTGGGGAGATTGAAACTATTACTTTCCCTGAACTACTCCAACATAATGACTGCTTTAGATATACCAGGGACGAAGTTTACATTAACGAGACACAAGAATGTATCGATCTTATGTGTGAGATTGATGATTCTTACTGTGAGGAGTTAATATGAAAGAATTTATTTTCTGCTTAATAACAGGGGGATTAACCACCACCGTCCTCCTTACTATAATGGCATTGCTTTGTAAATGGATGGGAGGGGAAGCACTCTCAGGTCTTATATTGCTCTCAGTGCTTATAATAATATCCGCTATTCTTGGAAGGGCAATCAGAGATTTATACAAGGAGTTAATATGAAAGAGGGTTTAGGAATAATTGGAGCCATCATAGGTGCCTTTGTTGTATCCGGCATGATTTGGGCCTGGATATGGGATGGCATTCAGTGTGTTGGTAGATCAGTATGTATTTAAGGGAGTTAATATGACACTATCACAAGCTATTAAAGAACGAGATCGCCTCACTAAGCTTATTAAAAAGCTACAGAACAAGAAACTTGAGGGGAAGAGCTACACTAATCAAGCCAAGAAACATGGCATGACACGTGTCTACCTCCGTAAATCTATGGACTACAGGAAAAACCCACCCAAGTTGTATGAGTCTGTCTGCACTCACTGGCGTGTAAATGGTGTGAAACGAGCTTCTACCTTCAGTGTTATTAAGTACGGTAGAGCTAAAGCTATTGAACTAGCTAAGAAGAAACAACGTCAGATGGTTAAGAAAGGGTATTGATATGGGATGTGATATACACGAAATGATTGAGGTTGAGAGTACCTACAGGTGGTTAAACGCCGGGGACCCGAACTCTGACAGAAACTACACCATATTTTCGGTGCTTGCTGATGTCAGGAACAGTGACGGTGTACCATTTATTTCTTCTCCCAGAGGAGTGCCTGAAAACTGTTCACAAGAGTTTGAGGCCCTGGTTGAGTATTGGGGAGCTGATGCACACTCGTTGTCTTGGGTCACATTAGAGGAAATGAAAGCCTATGATATTAACCAGAAATACACATCAACCAGAGTTATTACAGGCAAGGACTCAGATGGTAAGATTACCGGGACATGTGCTTGGACAAAAGATAAACACCTTGGTCCTATAGGTGAAACTACTATCTTTGGTGTGTGGGGCCCTCATTCATGGAACAACCTAATAGCTAAGATGGAGAAAGCCTCCGAAGGTAGGCCGACTAGGCTCTGCTTCTTCTTTGATAACTAACTGAAAGGAACCAATGAGAATACTACCAATATTCAACGCAATACTAGAGTTCTTTACACCTAAAGCAACGATTCAACCTAAAGCACAGACTATAGATGTGTACGAGTTGGCCTATAAGACTGACCCATATCTACTGACTATGCTAGAAAGCGGGATGTTATGAAACTACTACTAACACTACTAACTGCATGCGATAACGGAGAGAAGTCTGAACCACCTCGCTGCCAAGAAGTTAACAAAGGCAAGGATAAGTTCATTATGTGTGAAGCTGATGGGACCTTTAAGAAACCTCAGATCCTTCCTACTCCTGTGCCAATCCCTGAACCTAATCCACCTGCTGATTGCTTTCGTCTTTTAGAAAACGGTGAGTGCTCTGAGACAGTACCCCGTGATCGTGATGGTGAGACCTTACCACACTATAAAGGGAACCCTGGGGAGTTGTTATGAAAGTGATCTCACCCCCACAAACAACAGCAGAGCAAGTGAGTATAGCATACCGAGAAGGTGAGAGAGTAGGTGAAACTGCCAAAGAAGCTTTAACTAAATGCAATGAACTGGAGAAAGAACAACTTAAACGAAAGGAATGAAAAATGAACATAGATGAACTGACATTAGGTCAGATTAAAGAAATCAAAAGTATGTACGGAAATAGTCAAAGCTCTAACCACCCAATGCTTGGGAGAAGATGTTTAATTAGGACTTATTCTGCCGGTGTCCATATTGGAGATGTGGCATGGATAAACCCTGAAAATTCAATGGAATGTAAATTAGACAATGCTCTAAGACTCTGGAAGTGGTCAGAAGGTGGGCTCTCATTAAGCAAGGTTGCAAAATACGGGATAGAGGGCGGTCGATTGAATGAAACCGGTGAAGTGGGGCTTACAAATGTAATTGAATACATACCCACAACGTCTGAAGCGGAGGAAACATATGTTAAATTTATCGAAGATAAAAAATAGGCATCATGGCGATGGTTCTGGTGATGGTTCTGGTTCTGGTTCTGGCGATGGTTCTGGCGATGGTTCTGGTTCTGGTTATGGTTATGGTTCTGGTTCTGGTTCTGGCGATGGTTATGGTGATGGTTCTGGTTCTGGTTATGGTTATGGTGATGGTTCTGGTTATGGTGATGGTTCTGGTTATGGTTCTGGTTCTGGTTCTGGTTCTGGTTATGGTTCTGGTGATGGTTATGGTGATGGTTCTGGTTCTAGTTCTGGTTATGGTTCTGGCTGTGGCGATGGCTCTGGCTGAAGTGTTTTGACTTAAACGAAAGGTGAATGATGAGTGAAATAGCAGATATGATTTTGGAAGGTGAGCAATGTTCGCACTGTGGGGTTGTGTTTCTTGAAGAGCATGGGTTCCCTGTTCTTTGTGAGGATTGCTTCAAAGAAGAGACAAAAGAAGAGCGAGCCGGGCTACCAAAGGCAACCAATGACTAAAATATTCTGCGAGAACTGCGCCAGTATGCAGCCTATGCGAATCGATAAGATGTCTAGTGATAATTTGAATGGAGAAATTATGGGTAATAGCGACAATTTTTTAATAAAAATAATAAAACACATACTTTTACTAAGGTGGTTGAAACAAGACGGCAAAGAATATCTAAAAGTAAAAGTGAACAAACCTATCAAAAAGGGGGAACTAGTTTCCCTGGATGATATAGAATCCGTAGAGGATGATTAAACGTGAAAAGGTTATGCCTTAAAGGAGTTATAATTAAACTTTGAATGGACGGGTGGCGGAATAGGTAGACGCTAATCCTTAGGCTGTGACCGTAATGGGCAGGCACACGACAGCTATGCAGGGTGACTATACGAGTACTTTCTCCATGATGTTTATGGTGGCTGGTGACATCAGCCTTAATTGATAGTCGTCTCGG